TTCTGCAAGCTGTCGTTCGGGCTCCCGGAGGATTATGACAGACTCAAAATGTCCTATGACGAGCAGAAGGCTCAGCTGATCACCGCGACAGGCTATACGAACTGGGGTGATGCGTAATGTATGACAGTGTAGCTACATTGAAAGCATACGGAACGCCTACATATGACGAATACGGAAACGAAGTGCTCTCGATCACGGAAACGGAAGTATTCGTTCAGCCTCGAGGCGTATATCAGAGCGAGTTCTACAATGCGGCTCAGCTGGGGCTCAAACCGTCTCTGACTTTGTTCCTGTCGAATCGCGAGGACTACGAAGGACAGAAGGTGCTCGACTTTGAGGGTGCCGAGTACAACGTGATCCGAGTCGATTGGAACGCACAGAGGGACGGAATCAGTCTTATTTGCGAGGAGCGGATCAATGGCTAAGGCGTTTTCTGTGCAGATGAAAGAAATTCTCGATGATGTTCTGGACAATTGCGAAGATGCGTCGGAAGAGGGTTGCAAACAGACAGCAAAGGAAACTGCTCAAACGCTCAGGAATACGTCGAGCAAGAAAACAGGCGAATACGCTTCGGGATGGGCTTCAAAGCGGCTCGACAAGAACTCTTATGTCACATACAACAAGACAATGCCGGGACTCACACACCTACTTGAAAACGGTCACAGAATCGTTAACAAGAAGGGCGAATTCGGGCGTGTTAATGGAGACCATAAGATAGCCGATGCAGCGGAAGAAGGCGAATCCCTTCTGCTCGATAACATCATGAGGAAACTAAAATGACAATATTCCAGACACTACAGAGCACCGGCCTTCCGTGCGCTTATTCGCATTTCAAGACTCCACAGTCCCCGCCGTATCTTGTTTATATAGGCAACGGACAGGACAATCTTGACGCAGATAACACGCACTATTGGCGAAATAATCGCTATCAGGTCGAATACTACTTCACAGATAAAAACGAACAGAATGAGGCCGCTATCGAGAACGCTCTTCTCGGCAACGGCTTTTTATATGACAAAAGCGAGGACGTCTACATCGAAGCCGAGGGCGTTTTCGTGATCTACTACTACATTTAAACGAAAGGGGCTTATCAATGGCTAACAAAGTTGAATTTGGTATTTCCCAGCTCCATGTCGGAACATACACAGACGCAGACGGAACTGTGACACTCGGGACTCCTTATCACCAGAAGGGAGCCGTTTCGTTCTCGCCTGAAGAGAAGAGCGAACAGAATAACTTCTACGCTGACAATATCATTTATTGGAGCGGTTATTCTGGCGGATCTATCGAAGGCGATCTCGAAGTCGCGATGTTTGACGACGAGTTTAAGACTCAGTTCCTCGGATATAGGGCTCTGACAAACGGCGGCCTTGCGAACGTAAAGAACGCATCGAAGCCGAATGTCTATATCGCATTTCAGGTCGAGGGCGATGCTGAGGCGAGAAGGGTCATCCTCTACAACTGCACTCTCGGAGCGATCACAAGAGAGTACGAAACTATCGAGGATAGTAAGGAACCGGCAACGGAGACTCTGGGCGTTACTTGCATCGGAGACAATACGACAGGCGTGACAATGGCCGTCCTCAAACCGGGCGACACAGGATACGCGGACCTGCTCACGGCTCCAACAGCACCGGCTATCGCACCATAACAAGACGGGGCGGGTTCTTTTGGGCCCGCTCCTTTTTTCATAGGAGGTGAACCGTGGAAAAAGTAATCAAGATCGGAAAAAAAGAAGTCCGGCTCAATAACAACGTGGCCTGGACTATGGAATATAGAGACCAGTTCGGGAAGGACATTCTCCCGGCAGTCATGCCGCTCCTAACATCTATGATCGAGGGCGTTTCGGCTGTGGTTGCAGAATCAACAGAAGGCGAAAAGATGACGGCGGAAAGTATAGCCGAGGCTCTTCAGGGGAGAACAGTCGACTTTATGCTGCCGATGTATCAGGCCGAATTTGTCGACCTCGTGGTAAATGTGACCTGGGCGATGGCGAAAGCTGCAGATGAGAGCATAGATCCGCCGAAGAAGTGGGTCAGACAGTTCGAAGAGTTCCCGCTTGATGTAGTGGGCCCGGCTGTGTTTGATCTCGTTCTGAAGGGGTTCGTGAGCTCAAAAAACTTGAAGAGGCTGAAGAAAATGGGCGAAAGTCTGAAGGATCTTCAGCCGAAATCACTCTCGACGACATCATCCTCGCCGGACTCGAGCGAGGACTAACAATGACAGACATCCGCCGGATGCAGCTCGGTCAAGTGGTCGACTTCTGCATCAGCTACAACGAGCGGCAGAATAGGACGGAAAAGGCTCAGAAACGAGCCGAGAAGCAAGGAAATAAGCGCAAGGCATCACAGAACGACATCAATGCGTTCTTTGGTTAGAGGGCAAATAAATGGCTGGAAACATCAAGGGCATAACGATCGAATTCCGGGGCGACACCACGAAGCTCGATAAGGCTCTCAGACAAATCAATAACGAGACGAGGAACCTCGACAAAGAGCTGAAACAAGTCGACAAGGCTCTGAAGTTCAATCCGACATCGGTCGAACTTTGGAGGCAGAAACAACAGCTTCTCACTCAGAAGGTAGAGGAGACAAAAGCCAAACTCGACACTCTAAAACAGGCTCAGGCACAAATGGACGCGGCCGGGGTCGATAAAAACTCGGAAGAGTATAGACGCCTCCAGAGAGAGATCATCGTGACTGAGAATCAAGTCAAGACTTTCGAGGGACAGCTGAGAAAGGTCGGAAACGTAAATCTCCGGGCGACATCGGAACAGTTCAAGGAAATGGGGAACAGCCTCACTTCGGCGGGACAAGCGATGCAAGGGCTCTCGATGGCTGCGGCTGCGGTCGTTGCTTCGATTGGAGCGGCAACAGTAAAGTCGGCAGCGTGGGCGGACGACATCAACACGATGTCGAAGGTCTACGGCATAGGCACACAGGAACTTCAGAAGTATAGCCTCGCGGCTGATCTTGTGGATGTATCTGTCGAGACGATTGCGAAGTCTCATTCAAAGCTCACGAAGCAAATGAACAGCGCAGCAGACGGAACCGGGGCGAGTGCCGAGGCATTTGAAAAGCTGGGTGTCGATGTAACAAACGCGGACGGGTCGCTTCGTGATGCGGACACAGTATGGCAAGAGACAATTGCCGCATTGGGTCAGGTATCAAACGAGACCGAACGAGACGCGATTGCGATGCAATTGATGGGCAAGTCGGCTCAGGAACTCAATCCGCTGATTGAGGACGGAGGCGAAACTTACAAAAACCTCGCTGAAACGCTGGCGAAGTACGATCTCGACTACATTGATCAGGAAACGCTCGATCAGGCGAACGCGTTTAATGACTCGCTCGACACGATTAAGGCTGTCGGAATGGTCGCGTTTCAGCAGCTGGGAACACAGCTCGCGGCATATCTCGCGCCGGCTATGGAGAAGGTCGTGGATCTCGTCGGGCAAATAGCCGGATGGTTCGGAAACTTGTCGCCAGAGACTCAAGCACTAATTGCGGGAGTGGCGGGAATCGTTGCTGTGCTCGCTCCGCTTCTGATCGGGCTCGGAAAAATATCGTTCGCGATCAGCTCGATAATGTCACTCATGGCTACAATAGGACCGGCGATCGGTGGAGTCATCGCTGCGGTCGGACCGATCGCGTTAGTTATCGCGGGAGTCGTTGCTGCCGGTATCGCGCTCTATAAGAACTGGGACCTCGTCAAAGCGAAGGCTTTGGCATTAAAGGCCAGCATCATTTCGACATTCAATTCAATTAAAGCGAGTGTTGCGGCGACGTGGAACGCTATCAAAACAGCAATAACGACACCAATAAACGCAGCGGTCAATATTGTTAAGTCTGCTATCAGCAAAATAAAGAACATTATAAACGGCGCGAAGCTGAGTCTGCCTAAGATAAAGCTGCCTCATTTCAAGTTAAGCGGCAAACTAAGTCTGAATCCGCCGAGCGTCCCACATCTATCGGTATCGTGGTATAAACAGGGCGGTATTTTTGATAATCCGAGCATCATCGGTGTAGGTGAAGCCGGACCTGAGGCGGTGCTCCCGATTGAAAAACTCCAGACGATGATTGATCAGTCTACTTCGCAGATGGCTGCGGCAATCATTACGGCGATGTCCGCGATGTACTCAGGCGGAGGCGGAACGTATCAGTTCAATGTCGAGCTGGGCGGAACAAGAGTCGCTGAGCAGATTTTCAGACTGTCCAGAGAAGGACAGATAATACTGGAGGGGTAAAGTATGGCAGTATTTCAAACAATTACAATAAACGACGAAGTCCTTCCATATCCTAACGACTTTCAAATGAAGAAGGTTCCGAACATTGTCAATGAAATGGTCACGCTTTCGGGCAAAACCATCGCTGATGTAAACGGATGGAAATACGACGATACCACGCTCAAGTGGGACACGTTGCTCGATCAGGATCTGCAAAGACTTCTGTCCGCAATAAGTGTGTTCCAGTTCTATGTGACATTCACAGATATCTCCGGAACAAGGACGGTCGAGGCGATTTTGAAAAATCGTACAAATGTAAAAACGCCGATGTTTCACAATGGGGCAACGGTCTGGAAGGATGTCGAAGTGACTTTATCGTTCCCTGACTGCTATCACAGCATCGGAGGTTAATAATGCCAACAATCGCACAAGAAAACTTAAAGACACTCCGCGAAGCAATCCCGGTGCAGATATTCATTGTTGGAGCCAATAGAGTGCTAATGTGGGACAATGATGATATTTTAAGCTGGAACGCGACACTAAGGTCTGTTGGGACTGACTTCAACCCGACACTTGAAGCGTCAGAGTTTGAAGCTGAGATATTTACCGACGAGGACTTATCGGACATCGCAAATGAGATAGGAACTGATACCATAGTATATTTAGACATTGGCTACTCGGGGGAAGTGATCTCGCGCAAATTTTATCTCGCTGAACCAATCGAGGCGGACAACGGAGTGATCACGCTCAAATGTGCTGACCTCACTTACTTTATGCCGAGCGAAGAGGTCACGCTGAGCCAATGGGATACAGACAGCGGGGCAACGAGATATTACTTCTTGGTGCAGCTTCAAAGCATAATGTCCGACGAGGGGTTCTATGTTCCTTTGGATGCTAACGACAATGCAAACGGCACAACGGGCACAACGATTTCTGTACTGTATCCGGGAAACCTGAGAGAACTGATTGCAAATGCAGTTAATTTATATCGGCAGAATGGTTTCTATGTAAACTATCGCGATGCGGGGATTCCTATACTTACGAGTGATAAATTCACCAGCGTATGGTCTATCACTAAAGACCAGATATCGGGCCTTAAAAGACACGTTGATCCACCAATCAAGTCGGTTTCTGCTGACGTATATAATGCAAGCGGAGCAGAAGCAAAAGAGATCACACGCTTTGCAGCCGAGGCTAATCGGACGTATGATGTAGAGAGCGATTCGGCTATTTGGGAATGGAGTGTGACCGGCCCCGGGAGTGTTGGCTGGTATGGAGGCTTACACAAGATAACGGTGTCAACAAATACGTCAGGAACTCTTGTTGTTACAGGGGAAGATTTAGTGAAGTCTTACGGAACGGATGCTAATCCTTACACGGCATCCTCAGGAGAAGCTACCGGCCAGGACATAGATCTGGACGAGAAGTATTCTTATGAGTATGTAGCAAACGGAACAACATACTCAGCAACAAAGATAGGTATCAATGCGCTGCTTAATCGTTCACCGATAACATATGAGTTTGACTATCGAGGCAATCCGCAGATTCAGCCGAGAGACTTCGCTGACGTCGAGGTTGGCTTTTGGCAAGATGTAACAACGGGAGCATTGTATCCCGCGAATGATTTATATCCGAGCGATGAACTTGTGCCGACTGACGGAACAACTGAACGAAAACTTGTATTCCAGACTGTCCGCATGACTATCGATTCTGTGACACTTGAATCGGTCGACGGTGGAGGGCTGAAGTCGCATATTATCGCAAGACAAGGAGAAGTTTGAAATGGCTTACACAAAAATCGGATGGGTCAATGACCGAACACCGGCAATTAATCAGAATAATCTCAACCACATGGATCAGGGCATTTATGATGCACATCAGGAGCTGGCAGAGTATGAAGATATATTCACCGGGGATGTTGACGAATCAGTTCAGAATTGGCTCGATGAACATCCCGAAGCAACAACAACAGTCCCGGATAATAGCTTAACTACAGCAAAATATAAGGATGGAAGCGTCACAGAATCAAAGATAGCCGAAGGTGCTATCACAGAATCAAAGATAGCCGAAGGATTGTCTGATTTAATACAATTAAAATCGTTTGACGTACAACTGTTCAAGGAGTTTAGCTTATCCGTATTTAGTTCTGAAATTATTGGGAACTATGCAATGCAAGGGGTTTGCTATAATAAGGAAACTGACCAGTTTATTTTTCTTTTTTCAGATAACTCTAATTGGGAAAATGACTCGCTTATTATTGTTACGGACAGTAATTTCAACAAGGCTTCTGAACATAATGCTCAGCTGTGGCACGCAAATGATATAACATTCAATGCAGTTGCTAATAAATACTATGTTGCTCCATCACACGCTGATGCTGAAATAATTGAGATGGATAGTGATTTCACCAGCATTAGGTCAATATATATCAATGGGATAACAGAGACTAGCGGCAACAACATTGTTCAGATTGCTTATGATGAATCAGAAGATTGTTACTTTGTAACAACTGGAAACAAAAAAACATATAAGCTGAATAGTGAGCTTGCGGTTATAATGCTTGTGGCTGATCAGGCTGATGACAGTTTCACATTGCCGACTTATCCGAATGTTCATAGATTTGATATTCAAGCAGTTGATACATACAATCAGCTGATTATGTCAGTTGCTTGGTTTTGGAGAACTAGCGACTCAGGAATAACGAGAGTAGGGGTGTTTGACCCTAATTCTCAGGAATGTGTCTATAAATACGATTATGAACATAGTATAGACAACGAGCCTGAGGGTATATGCGTATTTGATGGCTTTGCATACATCTTTTCTTATAACGCTAATGTTCTCGAAGTAAGGAAACTATTTTTCAATACTCAAGCAGAGCATTTGTTCCCTTTTGACCATTACGAAAAGCAAGTATCCATTGACACAGCGTGGTCAGAAAATTTTAAAATTACTGCAAATTTGCGAAGTGGAAAATATCTTATCAATGCTTATACTAGTAATATCGCGTATGTATCAGATGCACAGTATTTTAGAGGCACGCTAAAAACGGGGAGCAGTACCATACATACAACAGTACAGGCAAATAATAACTTGCCTTATGGTATCAATTTTTTCAGAGTTGTTGATTTAAAGGTTGATACAACAGTTGAATTTATACTAATGAGCAACCAAATCCATACTGGCAAAACTGTATGGCTCAATCTCGATATTATGAAAATAATGGAGGGATAGCATCAACATCGGAGTTTATCTCATAAAACGCATACTTCCTTGAATGTGGACACGCAGACAGCCCGTCAATTCGGCGGGCTTTTTATTTTAAGAGGAGGACACAAATGACTATAGACTTTGAAAACTATTTGATCCCGGTGATCATGATCGGCTGCCTCTGCGTCGGTTTCGTCATGAAGAAATGGCTGCCGACTGACGACAAGTGGATCCCGACAGTCCTGTTGATACTCGGAGCCCTTTCGGGGCTCATTTTATTCGGCTTTGACTATGAGGGCATCGTCAAAGGTATGCTGAGCGGCCTCGCTTCGGTCGGACTGCATCAGGTGTTTTATCAGTTCATAAAGAATAAGATCGTGCCGATAGACATCGAGGGCATGGAGTACATCGAGGACGGTGAGGCCGATGAATAAGACGAAATTCTTGCAGACCGACTCGCGCTGGGGCGGTCTCGGCTATCCAAAGAAGCCGTGGTATATACGGAACTGCGGATGTGGCGAGGTAGCGATCGCGAACATCATCATCGAGATCGCAAAATATAAAAAATACACACCGGCCACGATCCAGCCATATTGCAAACAATTCGCCGCTCCGAACGGTGACGGGACTTACTTCTCAGGAATCCCGAAAATGATGAAGCACTACGGACTCACAGAGGTCAAAGAACACGACACAATGGCTCAGCTCTGGAAGGAACTGGAGAAGGGCGACAGGGTGGCGATCTATCTCATGGGCTCTCGTCCGGGCGGATCTAAAAAGGTCCATTGGACGAGCGGGGGACACTTCGTCTGTTCTGTCGGATATAAGGTCAAGAATGGCAAACATTACGTCTATGTCAAAGACTCATACTCGAACAGCTCGCTCCGTAACGGATGGATCAGCTATGAGGAGAATATGAGAAATGACGTCCTCCGCGTCTGGTCGGGTAAGCTGCCGAAGGAAGAGCCGAAGAAATCTGCCAGCGAGATCGCTCAGGAAGTAATCGACGGAAAGTGGGGGAACGGCGAAGAACGAGTCGAGCGACTGAAGGCTGCCGGATATGATCCTGACGCCGTTCAAAAGAAGGTCAACGAGATCCTCACTCCGATGGGCGAAAAGATAGCAGCAAAGGCGAGGTCTTACTGCGGGGAAAAGACAAAAGAGACGGCAGCATACAAGAAGGCAGCCAAAGAGGTCTATGGGGCGGGAAATGACACATATTGTCACCGCTTCATCGGGGTAATCCTCGCGAAATGCGGCTATCCGAAAATGGACTATTCCGGCAAAACTTCGGAGGCGTGGGAAAAGATCTTTGCGTATTTGAGGAAATATTTCAAAGAGGTCAAGGGCTCACCAGAAGAGGGTGACATTCACGTCACACAGAACTCGAAAGGGGCCTATCACATTTTTGCTGAGTTAGGCGATGGCAAGAAGGCCGAAGCGAACTCGAAAAAGAAATACTATCCGCATATAGCCAAAACCTCAAAAGGGACGAAAAACTGGCTATTCCGGGCGAAGTGAGGTGAGCACAATGAAAGAGACAATTCTGATCGCTGTCATATCTGCTATGACATCCGGGGGAGTGCTCGGCTTCATTCAATTCCTGATCAAGCGCAAAGATGACAAAGAACAGCGAGCTGAGGAAAAACAGGACGACGACATCAAGGGCACTCTGAAGAAACTCGAGAAGGACGGACTTCGGACACAGCTCCTCTTGTTGCTCCTGTTACAGCCGGACGAGGAGACGGAGATCCTCAAGATTGCTCAGCACTATTTCGTGAAACTAAAGGGCAACTGGTACATGACGTCAATGTTTTCGAAGTGGTGTAAAACGAGAGACCTCCGGCCGGAATGGTTCGACTTTTCGGAATAAGGTTGCTCTGGGAAGGCGACAGATACTTTCACCTCCTATACTATAAACACGCAGAAGGCCCGGGGATAAAACCTCGGGTCTTTTTGCGTGGGTAGATTCCGAACTTTTCGAGGGATTATGCCTAAAGATACGGCTCGTTGAAGTGGTAGGTAGTCAGTATTTTCTCGGACAAGTTTTGAACATCGGAAGGGTGGGCGAGTTTCGTCTTTTCGAAGCCGGGGCCAGTCTTGATCCATTTTGCTCTCGGTGTGAATTTTATCCGAGCGATGTCCATGTCTCCATAGTCAGAGGATGATGTCATCACGGCGGAAACGTAATCGTCTGACTTCCGCATTAATCTCACCATTGAAGTGTCGAGGCCAGCTTCCTCGAGGATCTGCACAACGAAGCCGAACGCCTCACGTTCTTCGTCGGTGCAGTTAAGATCTCGCTCTTGTCCATAATTAGCCATTTTAAAAGTCATAGTAGTCACCTCCGCAATCATTATATAACAATCGTTAAGATTCAGGAAACAAATTGACAGCTCCAGCGGGGTGGTGTAATATGGTGACGAGGTGACTAAGGGCAGACAAGCCCTTAAAAAAATCGACACAACTATTCCTAAAATCATAATGAAAAGGATTTTATTCTAAAACGTGCATTTTTCAACGTTTTTGTCGGAATTAGTTATAATTAACCGAATTACAGTCCAAATTAAGTACCATCTAAAATGATACAGTCACCTCGGGGTACAGTAGGAGGTGACTTTTTTAATGAAACGTTCGTGCTATGAACAATTCGCCATCGTCCACGCAGACTCGGCCTCGTTATTCAATCAGCAGCTGAACGAAGAGATTCGCAGACTCAAAGACAACAGTCCTGTTGTTCACTTCTCCGAGTCAATCCCATTTTACGCGCAGATTAAATACATAGTCGATGAAGCAGCACCTGAAACCGTAGCGGAAGCGTCCGCTGTGGAGGGTGTTCGCTTTGTGTGCGCTCAATGCCCTTACTTCAAGGCACCGACGAAGGATGACGGAACACCTGACAGGCGTTGCAAGTTTGGAGACTGTGAACACACAGAACTCGGAAGGACGCTCAAAGCGTCACCGGCTTGCGACAAACTCTATCAGCTGATCAAGGAAGGAGACGTGAAACTATGCTTTATGGATTAGGTATGATGCTGCTCCTTCTGTCGGGGGCGTTTGCAGGTGGTTCGGCTGCGGTTCCTATGGTGATCGCGACAGTCGGCATCACAATGATGAT